TGACACACTTTCTTTTGTGGATAGTTTAGAATCTGTGTTGTTATAACTGCTTTAATTTCTTTGCCATTATCTTTGTCAAAGATAACCCACAGTTGCATTTCTTTTTCTTTTAAGAAGAAGTAGATATCATGTACATCCATTTCTTCTTGGGATTTGTTATTACCCATTTCTACATATTGTTTACAATCTTCCCACACGTCATCAATATACTCTGCAGGTATACCAGATACATAAATCATTGCTTTCTCCTATTGACTTACTTGTATAATACTGAGTGTAACAGATGGTGTTGATTGAGCAAATGCTGTAGCTGAAGTATTCTTCAAAGTAACATCTGTGTCATCTGATGCCCACATTGCTTGTAAATATTGTCCTGCTGTTATGCTAAATATTCCATTTCTTGATACAACTTTCTTCTGCCCATTCTCATGTAGTGTACTAATAATTGTAGATGATGCTGATGTAGCTCCATTTATCTTTGGAAAAAAATATACAGTTTTTGTACTAGCACTATCGGATGTTAGTGAAGCATGAAAACTAATATAGTATTTGCCTGTATGAGTAAAATTTAATTTAGTTGTATCTGTACCATCTACAGATATACCTTGTTTATCTCCTGTAGTATTCCAAGTAATTCCATAAGCTGTATCTGCTAATGTTGGTGATTGGTCTACTGTTGATGAAAAAAAACCAAAGTCTCCTGCACCACTGCCACCTGCAAATGCTCTCCATACAGTACCATCATAGTAATATAGGTTTTCACCTTGTCCTGGATTCCAGTTAGTGCCATCAGCATAAGCAATATCGCCTTGCTTTACTCTGCTAGGTGCAACATTCTTTTCTTCTATAAATGCTATAGGGTTTTCTTGTAATGCCCCTTGTAACTTAGTAAGTTCTTCAAATATATATCTTGGTAAATCTTCTGAGTTAGCAGGTACAGGATTAGGTACATACTTAGGAGCTTGTGCCATTATCTTTCCCCTATAACTTCATACTCTAAATCATAGCCATTTAGTTCAAATGGACTGTTATCTGTGTGTTGAAATCTTACTGCGATGTATTTACCTGTTGATCTGCAATCTACTTTGTTATTAAGTGTTGGGTCAAAGTTTTGTCCTGCTGTATAAGTATATGTACCATTAGGAGACATAGAACTTCCAACTGATATAACAACCTGTCCTGAACCACCTACTTTAGGTGTTAGTTTTCTTACTTGTTTAACAGTATTGGTATTACCATCTAAGGTTAATCCTTTTCTTTCTAGTGTCGATATGTAGTTTTCACCATCGAACTGTCTGCCAAAATCACCACGATACAATTTAGTATCTGCAACACCTGCCATTAATATACTTCTTTCTGTAGGATTATAGGTTCTTTCTCCCCATACCCCACTATAATCTGTCCATGTATCTGTCTGTGTATTCCAAGTTATGGATGTAGCACCAGGGTCTACAATTCCATTACCAATGTGATAAATGTCAGGCAAATCACGAAAAGTAAATGAGTTATTAACATAGTTATAAATTAATGCTTTGTTACAGTATTGCGACCCTACAGTAGGATAGCATACCCACATTTCTGTTTGCTGTACGTTATGTGCAACAAAAGTGAGATTATAGTATGCATCATTTATGTTATCAAATAATTCTTTTTTAACTAGATCAGTAGCTACAGATTGTTTTCTTACTCCATCATGTACCACTAAATCACCTTGAGTAACTACAAAATGTCTACCATCGAACTCAGCTATACAGTTTCTAGTCAATACGCCTGTATCGTTAAATAACTTTTGGAAACTAAATACTAGATTACCACCGATGTAGTTAGCTAACCATGTAGAGTTTTCTTTGTATATTACAAATGATTGTTTAAGTGCTAGACCATCAACAATAAAGTCTGACTCATCACCTATAGTAACTTCTCCTGCATCATTAGTAGAAGAAGATGTCCATGATGATGGATAACTAAAGTTTTCTGCTGCATCACCCCATTTAACTTTGTTAGGAAATTCTGTACTAGATGTTGTTATTCCTAATGCCATCAAATAATTACCAAATGATTTAATAGTTTTGCATATATCTGCTGCATCCCAATTAGGTAAATCTACAAAGTTAGTAGCACCTACGTTAGGTAATGCTTGTGGTTTATCTACACCATTACAGAAAACAGGAAGACCATTATACACAGTTCCTGTCCAATTACCTATGGTTGTTAAATTAGTGCTATAATCGCCACCTGAAGTCCTTGTAACGTCTGTATGAGTAGTCCCATCAGTTCTATAAATCTTAGCTGTGCCTGGATAAAACCAATACGATGCTGTTCCAGTAGACCAATTAAGTACAAAGTATGGAGCTACTGTAGGTGTGCCAAATACTGCATCATGTCCTTTGATCTTCTTTCCTGCATTATCAGTAAATCTTATATTACTTGCATGTGAATAAAACTCAGGTGGGAGTACAGTATTGTTTGTATCTTTTATCATGCCCTTTGGGGCAGGTGCTACAAATGTTACCATCAGACTGTACGTTTCCACATATATACAACGATATATGGTTGTAAGTTATTGTGGGCTTGTCCACCACCAGTTGCTTCTGTTGCTACATCATCTCCTAATGTTCTAGCATTACCACCTGTAACATCCACATCGTTTGAGTTAGGAGGTGGAAGAATACCTGCTGGGTTGTTGTGGGTATGTGATGGCATTTCAGAAATGGTCAATGTATGTGTTTTAGCACCACCTGTTTCTCCTGCTGTATCAAATTCTGTTTGTCCTGCATCTATACCTACTGGAACACGACCTGCACCAAATGCCACCCATGTACCAAATCCTAATAAAGTTGCAGGATTAGTGCTATCACTTGCGTTCATGTAAATAGAACCAACAGGATATATGTTTGCTAGTGTAGCTATTGTGTTGCCACCTAGTGTTCCTGACCCAACTGACAATGCACCTGTAGCAGTAATATTTCTAATACCTGTTACGTCTTTACTTGCATCTACAGTTAGTGCTTTTGATGCTTCTGCTGTACCAAGTGTTGCTACATCTACATAGTTAAGTTCTGTGGTATTTGCCGTAACACCATCAAGTAAATTTAATTCTGTATGTGTTGCTGTCATTGCCCCTGTTATATTGGGGAATGTATTTTTAACTGTTGATTTAATTAATCTTAAATGGTCATCACCTTGAGCAACAGAATCAGTTGCCCCTGGATTTGAAGTATTAAGACTATCTATATATGTTCCTGTTTCTAATCCCATATTATGTCCTCTTTATAAATAAGTGTTCTATAAACCATGCAGGAGGGTCTATTTCCCACCATTTATGTCCATGTCTGTAATCGTTTGATATTGTATGATGATAATTATGCCAACCCTCACCCCAACTAATTAGTGATGTAAGTGGGCTATTAACAGCAGTACAATCCTTTCTAGGTGTAACCACAATGTAGCCAAATTGTTTCATGTGGGGTATTACACCAAATGCTCCTGCTGCTTGATATACACATGCTGCAGGAAAACTAAAAGCAAATATACCTAACAAAGGGTCTATTGCATACAATATACTTATGTAAGTAAATAGTAGTTTCCAATAATGTTTAGTAATAAACATATAATCCTTATCTCTAAGTATATCATTAACCATAGACTTAGGTACTTTTATAGGGTCATACAATGTAAGCCATGCCCTAATGTAACCTATTCTTTCAGGAGATTCATTATCCTGTTCACTGCCACTATACATGTGATGATATCTGTGCATTGCAGTCCATGATAGTGGGCTACCAAATGCAGGTATAATTGTTAAATACTTTAAAATCTTTTCTCTTACAGGAGTTGTTGTAAAACTTCTGTGTGCCATAAATCTGTGTATAGCTATGTTTGTGCCGAATATATTTACAAATGCCCAAGCAACTAATCCATAAACAATATACTCAGGATAATAAAAACAACCTGCTATCGCTATTACATGATTAAGTAATGCTAGTATCTGCACATATCTTGCGTGTTTCACGTCCACCCCAGTCTAGTAATTATCCATACCCATGGGTCAAACCAACAATGTTTAAGCTGTGGTTTAATATGATGCTGTACATGATATGATTCAGAAAAAGCTACAGGATACATATAAGGTACATCTTTTACTTTACCTAAATGACACATAATGCCTGTAACTAACATTACCCAAAAGGTTGTCATAGCTACTGCTGTTGCCCACATAAAAAATAAATCTAAAGGTAAGACCAAGAAAAGAATAGCATTGAACATGTATACCAAACTTGTTTCATTCTTAGTTAAAAATAA